GGAGCGCCGTCGCCGCGGCGCCCCGGCCGGACGCCTGTCACCTGGGCGGCGGCGAACTCGCCGGCGCTGACGACCGGCGGATGCGCCGCGACGTTGACGTACGAGCCGACGCGCAGCTCGCCGAGGTAGACCCGGTTGCGCAGCAGTTGGCGTACCCCGCTCGTCGTCATGTCGAGCTCGTCGGCGATCCGGGTGACGGGGACCGCAGCAGCGCGCCACCGAAACGCGCGCCGCACCAGTTCGGCGTCGGCGTCGGGCACCAGGCGCCTCGTCGCGGGGTCGCGGCTGTAGCCGGTCGGTGTCTGCCGGCGCTGCCAGATCCCCGCCGCGGTCGCCCACCGGCGCAGGTTGTCGAAGCGTTCGACGTGGCGCTCGCGCTCGGCGGCGTTCATCGCCGACCGGATCCGCCGGACCATCTTCCCGTCAACGGTCGTCGTGTCGAGCCCGTCGAGCGCCAGCTCGACGCGGCCGCCCGCGGCCTCTACGCGCCGCCAGACGGCCTCTTCTTGCTCGACGTCGCGGCCGAGCCGCGACTGGTAGGCGACGATGATCCCGCGGTAGCGGCCGGCCTCGACGCCCTCGACGGCGCGGCGCAGGCTGGGGCGCTGCTCGAGCGGCAGGCCGCCGGACACGTCGAGCTCGGACGGCAGGACCTCAAGGCGTCCGCCTAAACCGTTGGCCGCAGTTTGCAGGGCGGCAAGCTGATCGCGCTCCGAATGAAAATCCGGGGCGTTAGCCTTTCGTCGTCCCATATGCGAGACCCGGATGAGGCCGGCCCACAAGTCGTCCGCCACGCCTTATACGGTAACCGCAACCCGTAGTGCCAGGGGACGCGCAAACACTAAATGCCCGTGACCGCCCGATGCCCGACCGAACCCTTCGTCGCCATGACCTCGCCGCCGGCCGTCGCGGCGACCGCATCGTCATCGGCCGCGCCGGCGTCGGCGCGTCACCGCTCTTCATCGACGTCGACGACGCCCGCTGGCTCGCGCTCGTCGCACTACCTGCGCTCAGTCTCGCCCCGGAGCTCAACGTCGCCCCGTCCCGCGCTCCACGCGGCCACGACGACGACGCCGAGCTCGCCACCCCGATCGAGGAGCCCTCAGCAGCCCTAGCGCCCTCCGCACCCGCCGTCCCGGCCCTCTTCTAGCCCTCGCCCCGCGACGGCGGCGAGAGGCCCGCATACGGCCCGCAAACGCAACGCCCGTCCGGCCTTTCCACCCGGACGCTCCGACTCGAGAACGCCCAACCTCCACCCCCGCCGGATGCAGGACCCCCGGCGGGGGTGGGCCCAACCGGAAGGACCCGCCGGATGAGCATCACCCCCAAGGACCCGCGCGGCGAGCTCAAGCTCGACGACGACGGCCTTTTCCTCTACGACGCCGAGCGCGACTTCCTCGCCCTGGGGCGTCGCCGGGACCGCCTCCACTTCATCGACCTCGCGACGCTCGTCGCTTCGCTCGAGGACCTCGGCCGGCTCCGCGCCCGTACCGTCGACGACCTCGCTGACCGCGACGGCTGCGAGCCGTTCGACGAGCTCCGCGAGCGGATCCGCCTCGCCCTCGAACGACAGACCGAGCGCATCCTCGAAGAACGCGACAGCCTGTCGATCGCGACCACCCACGCGCTCAAAGACCTCGTCTGCGCCTACACCGGCCTCGGCGGCGACCTCGAACTCACCGCGACCGTCGCCGGCGACGAGTACACCGCGCTCGTCGGCGAGCTCGCCGCGGCGCGCAGCGAAGCCCACGCGCTGCGGACCGCCGCCGACCGGGTCCTCGACGTCGTCGCCGCTCTCGGCGCTGGCTACTTCGAGGGCACCGCGTACGACGACCTCCGCGAGACCGTCGAAGACCTCGCCGCGGTCAGGGGCCGGTCATGAGCGACACCGTGCTCATCCTCCTCGGCTGCTGGGGATGCGTCAGCCTCGCCCGGATCGCGCACGGCGTCAGCCGCCTCGCGAAAGCCGCCGCACCCGTCGAGGTCACGCTTCTCGGGATCGCCAGCCACGGCCTCAAGCTCGCGCCGCCCGACGCCGATGAGCTCGCTCGCATCAGCGGCCAGGAGGCGACCAAGTGAACCCGCCTGCCGTCCGCGACGCGACGATCGCCGCGCGCGTCCCCGTCGACCTCCGCGAAGACCTCGAGCGCCTCGTCGAACGCGACAAGCGCCGCGGCTCCGACGCGACGCTCACGACCGTCATCCGCCGGCTTCTGCGCCAGGGCGCCGACGCCGAGCTCGCACCCGCCGTCACCTACGGCCTCAACGCCGCCGACTACCACACGCTGCGGCTCAACCACGCTCCCGGCCGCGCCCGCGCCGGCGACCCCGGCACGTCACGGGCCGCCGCGCGCGACGTCGCGCCCCGCGCCGGCTCGCAGCGCCGCCGCGCGCTCGAGCTCATCGCCGCCGCCGGCCACCACGGCATGACGACTGACGAAGTCATCGCCGAACTCGAGGCACAGGCCATCCGTGACGGCAGGCGCCCGCCCGCGGTCAACGGTGTCGCCCGCCGCGTCACCGACCTCCTGCAGGCCGGCGCGATCACGGGCGCAGTCGACCAGCTCGACGGCGTCGATCCCGTGACCGGGTCGTCGCTTGTGCCGCGCACCCGCCCGACCCGGCACGGGTCCCGAGCGACCGTCTACATCGCGACCGCGCACGGCAAGACATGGCTCGCGACCACCGAGGAGCCCACCCGATGAGCGTCGCACCCAGCCGGAAGCCCTATCCGCCGACGACGCCCGCAGCCCGCGCGCTCAACGTCGTCGGACACAAGTGGGCGCTCCTCATCGTTCAGGCGCTCGAAAACGAGCCGATCCGGTTTGTCGATCTCCACCGCGGCCCGCTCGCCGGCATCAGTACCGAGCAACTGCGCACCTGCCTGAACCGCCTCGTCGCCGACGGCGTCCTCAGCCGCGAACGCTTCAACGAGTCCCCGCCGCGCGTCATGTACGACCTCACGCCGAAAGGGCGCGCGGTCCTTCCCGTCCTCGACGAACTCGGCCTATGGGCCGCGAACTGGACCGAGGACGGAAAGCGTGTCTGAGCCGCTGACCGTCACTTTCGTCCCGATGGTCGTGTGGCCGCACGACTCCACACCGATGCCGCTTAGAGCCAACCAGGACGCCCATAGCAGCGGGTTCGGGAGGTGCTGACCTGTGGCTCGTTCTTCTCGGGAACCGGACTCCTCGATTTCGGGCTCACGCTCGCCGGCCTCGAACACGTCTGGCTCTGCGAATCCAAGCCCGAGCGGCGCGACGTGCTCGCCCGCCGCTGGCCCAACGCCCACATCTTCGAGGACGTCCGGGCAGTTGACGCTACTGCCCCCGGCGTCCGAGTCGCCGTCGGCGGGTTCCCCTGCAAGGGCGCCTCATCGGCGGGTCTTCGCAACGGCTTCGATCATCCTGAAACTGCTCTCTGGGCGCCAATGGCCGAAGCCATTGGCCATCTTCGACCCGATTACGTCCTCGTGGAGAACGTGGCCAACATCCTCAGCCTCCGCAAAGGCGCGGTCTGGGGACGAGTTCTCGGCGACCTGGCCGCGCTCGGGTATGACGTGGAGTGGGACTGTCTTCCCGCTGCTGCCGTCGGCGCGCCTCACAGACGTGACCGGGTCTTCGCCGTTGCTGCGCACTCCGACCTCGGCGCCGTGGGACCAGGGCGGCTGTGGCGGGGAGAGCGAGAAGCAGATCAAGAGGCTCCTGCCGACGCCGGCCGCATGGGATGGGGCGCGTGGCGCGGACTTCGCCAGAGCGTCACGCCCGGGCGCTGGTGGCGACGACCTGCTGACGGGGATCGTGAGGCTCCTGCCGACGCCGAGCGAGTCGGACGGCACGAAGCACGGCCAGAGGTACGGGAAGGGCGATCTGAAGCTGAGCGGCGCGGCCTTGAAGCTGTTGCCGACGCCCACGGTGGGCGACTCGAGGAACAGCAGGAACGCGACCGCGAACGGTGGCTCCGGGAGTACGGGCCACAGCGGGACGACGCTCAGCGACGTGGCGTTCGAGTGGAGTGGGGCATCTACGAAGCCGCCATCCGGCGATGGGAAGCAGTCCACGGCCCCGCGCCTGAGCCCTTGGTTCGTCGAGTGGATGATCGGGGCGCCGCCCGGGTGGAGCGATCCCGCCTGTCCGCTCTCGGCGACGGAGTTCAAGTCCATGTGGGGCTGCTCGCCGGTGCCTACATCGTCGGCCTCGAACAGCAGCGAAGGGAGCTAGCGGATGCCGCCTGACGTGAACCCGCTTCGAGGCAAAAGCAGGCCGACCGCGCAGGACGACGGCTACCACGCCCACCGCATCGAACAGGAGGACGCCCATGCCTGACCAGCCGCGCTACCAGCCAGGCCCCGAGGTCGTCCTCGTCGACGAACTCGGCGCCCTCGGCGTCCACATCGAGGAGCCCGCCGACACGCTCGGCGTCCTGCTCGAGTTCGGCGGGCGCCTCAACCACTCCACCGACCGCGTACAGCCACGGCAGCACCTGCTCAGCGTCCCGCAAGCCGGGCACGTCATCGCGGACCTGCTGCGCGCAATCGTGGACGTCGGCGGTGACGTCGAGAACGTCCTCGACCAAGCGCTGCAGCGCAGCCAGAAAGCTCAGCGGCGTCGCACGACGCGGCTGCACGTCGTCCGCGCCTTCCACGAGCAACGCAACGGGAAGCGCCCATGAAGCGCATGACGTCCAGCCAGGTCACTGAGATCGTCGCCGACTGCCAAGCCTGCGACTGGCGCGCCGACAGCGTCAACGCACTCGGCCTCGCCGCCCGCCACCACGACGCCACCAGCCACCCCGTCAACACGACCATCACCCGCGAAATCACGTACGGCACCGCCGCCGACCTCAACCGCGCCCGCGAAACCGCCGGCCAACGATCCCTCGACGTCGGAGAAACCCGATGACGCCCAACCCCATCACCACATTCCGGTCCGCGCTCCCCCAAGTCCTCGACGACCTCCTCGCGACCGCACCACGCGACGGAACGACCACCCCACTCCCGGACAGCCTCGCCGAAGAAGTCGCCCGCGAAGCCCTCACCTGCGGCGTCAAACCAAACGGGCCACCGCTCGCCTACGTCGTCAAACGCCTCCGGCACGGCCTCGGCGTCGGCGACTTCCCAAGCCCACCCGACCTTCCACAAGCCGAACGCGACTACATCGAACGCTGCGTCGACGGCGCCCTCGAACGCCTCCGCATGTTCGCCCGCCAGGACGCGACCGCACCCGACCGCGTCATCCCCAACCGCGACACCGGGAACGGCGGCTACACCGACCCCACCACCATCGGCCACCCGCCCAACGTCACCGACCTCGCCGCCGCCCGCCGCCGCCGCGGCACAGACCGATGAGCCGTCCGCGCTGCCTCGCACTCACCAAAGCCGGCGACCAATGCCGCGGCCGCGCCGCCGAAGGATCCGACTACTGCGCCGCCCACGGCCCCAAGATCGGCCGCCCCACCAAGCTCACCGAACGTGTCGTCGCTGCGCTCGAGCAGCAGATTCGCGGAGGCGCCTTCAACACTCAGGCCGCGCAGTCGGTCGGCGTTGATCCACGGACGCTCTATCGGTGGCTCGAGGCGGGCGCGGCCGACGAAGAAGCCGGCAACGCGGAGACCATATTTGCCCGATTGCGGCAGCGACTTACGCGCGCGAGCGCCGACGCTGAGCTGACCATGATCACCACCGTCCGTACCGCTGCCGCGACGGACTGGCGCGCCGCGGCGTGGTATCTCGAGCGTCGCAATCCGGATCGCTGGGGCCGCCATGATCGCGTCAGCGTCGACGGTGATCTTGGGAAGCCCAAGGTCGTTACGCCGGATGAGGATCGGCGCGCCGCGATTCTCGGCGTTCTCGGGCGCGCTCTTGACCCGCCCGACCACGAGTCCGAGGAGGAGTAGGCGTGACGCCTCCCCACAAAGGCGAGATAGCGCCGTACTACGAGGACGAAGCCGTCACCGTCTACTGCGCCGACGCCCTCGACGTCATCGCCGAGCTCGAGATCCCCGTCGACGCCGTCGTCACCGACCCCCCGTACGCATCGGGAACGCGCACCGAGGCCAGCAAGTCCAGCAGCGGCGCGATGCTCCGCGCCGGCCGCTTCGCCGACCGTCCACTCGACCTCGACCAAATGACCACGCAGGGTTTCGTGTGGCTCATGCGCGCAGTTGCCAGGGGGACCTATCCGATCCTCCGCGATGGCGGATCGTTTCTCTGCTTCATCGACTGGCGACAATGGCCGAACCTCGTCGGCTCCCTCGAAACCGCCAACCTTCGGATACAGGGAATGGTCGTTTGGGACAAGGGACATTTCGGCCTCGGCAACGGGTTTCGGTCGCAGCATGAACTCGTCTGCCACGCATCCAAAGGCGTCCCCGTCATCGAGGACCGTGCCATCGGAAACGTCCTGCAGTTCCCCCGCGAGGCTCCGGTAGACCACCCATCGCCAAAGCCCGAAGGACTCATGCAGCGCCTTATCGCCGCCGTCACCCCGCCCGGCGGCATCGTCCTAGACCCGTTCATGGGCAGCGGCACCACGCTCAGGGCAGCCAAGACGCTCGGCCGCCGCGCTATCGGCATTGAGTCCGACCCCGCCTATTGCGAGGTCGCCGTAAAGCGGCTCCGCCAGGACAACCTCTTTGGCGAGGTCGCGTAGGTGTCGCCGGACGCCCACAGAAGCGGAGTCGACCTTCCCGATTTCGCTACTCGGCTCGGCGCTCGCGTCGCGTCCTACACGTTCGATCCGCCGTTGGGCTACGAGCACGAGCAGATCGAGGTTCGGCACACCGGCAAGGTCATCGACGGTCAGTGGCGGCCGGACGCTGACGTGTGGGCCATTCGCAAGCGGGGGTGGTGTCTCAACCGCGCCCAGGAGTGGGAGTACGAGCCGCTCCCATCGAGCCGCGATGACGAGTTCATGGAGCGTTGCCGGTTCACGCGGGACGACGCGCTGCACCGCGCACGGCTCGCACTTGAGGCCGACAACCTCGCCCGGAGAGACAGCCGATGACAACGCCGCTTCGAGGCAGAAGCAGCCCGATCACCGGCGACGAGGACGACGATGGCTAGCGCCCCGCCCGCCGGGCCGCGCTACCGGACCCGCGCCGCAGCCAACCGCGCCCGCGCGATCCGACGCGCCATGCTGCGCATCGAGCGCCGCCGCGACGCCCTCGCCGCACAAGACCTCGACCTCAGCCGCCGCCACTTCGCCCTCGTGCGCGAACTCGCTGCGCTCCGCGAGGCGCAACGGTGAAACGCACCAACTGGCGCCTCCACTGCGGGCCGTGGCCGGATCGTTTAGGCGCATGACCGCCACCGTCGACCCGCTCGAACTCCGGCTCCTATACAGCCCACAGGACCCTGAGCCGCCGCAACACGCGTTCCTGCTCCTCGACGAGCTCGAAACCCTCGAAGCGTTCTACGGCGGCGCCGCCGGCGGCGGCAAGTCCTCCGCGCTGCTCATGGCCGCACTGCGCTACGTCGACATCCCCAACTACGCCGCGATCCTCTTCCGCAAGACGTTCACCGAACTCGCGCTCCCCGAGGCGCTGATCGCCCGGTCACACGAATGGCTTGCCGGCTCAGACGCGCGATGGAACGGCGGCGACTACCGATGGACGTTCCCCAGCGGGGCGACGCTCTCGTTCGGCTACCTGCAGAGCAAGAACGACCGCTACCGCTACCAGGGCGCCGCGTTTCAGTTCATCGGCTTCGACGAGGCCACACACTTCGACGAGGACGAATACCGCTACCTCTTCACCCGGCTGCGCCGCCCGTCAGGCATCGCCGACGACCACCCACTCTCGCGCGTCCCGCTGCGGATGCGCGCCGCGTCGAACCCCGGCGGCCGCGGCCACAAGTGGGTCAAGCGCCGCTTCATCGACCGCCTCCCCGACGAAGACAACCCCGAAGACACACCCGAGAAATGCCGCGCCCGGGTGTTCATCCCCGCCCGCCTGCAGGACAACCCACACCTCGACCAAGAGGCCTACATCGCGTCGCTGTCCGAGGTCGACCCCGAACTCCGTGCGCAGATGCTCGAAGGCGACTGGGACGCCGGCAACACCGGTGACGTCTTCGCTCGCTACAAGCACGGCGACTACCGCCTCGGCAAAGCCGCTGAACTCGGCCGCGACCTCGACCGCCAGCTCGCGGCCGGCACCCTTCCGCCGCCCGCCGGCGGCCGCCTATGTCTCGGCATCGACTGGGGCGAGCACACCGGCTACGCGATCGGCTGGCCACTCGAAGCCGGCGGCATCTACGTCCCCGTCGCCGGCGAGCTCGTCGCGCACGAGCCCGGCCAAGCGTTCGACGTTATCGTCGACGACCAGCTCCAGTGGGTCGCCGAGCGCGCGTGGCCGATCATGTTCGGCCGGCCGATGCCACGCGACGCCGACCCGCTCGAACTGCTCGAGTTCGTCAGCTACGACGCCGCCGGCATCAGCTCCATGCGGACGTTCATGGCGAAGGCCCGCAAACGGCGCCCCAGGCTGCGCAGCGTCAAGGTCTCGTTCGGCGCCCCAGCACCCGGGCCCGGCGAGCAACGATCATTCAAGCGCGAAGCGATCGGTTACCTGCGCCGCCTCGCGAAACGCGTCAACGACGCCGAGCGCGCCGGCGTCATCGCGTTCGGCCGGCGCGCCGCCGAGCTCACCCGGCAGGCCACCGCGATCGCGTGGGCTGACCCGGACCGTGGCACGATCGCGAAGGGCGACGATCACGTCTTCGACGCGCTCATCGCGCTCGTGTCACCGATCGCGCGCCGACACCGCGCGTAGCATCCTCCACGCGCCGGACTTTCCACCCGGCCCAGGACCCTCCGACTCGAGGACGCCCATGACGCCCACCACCCGCGCCCGCTAGCCATGCCCTTCGACCCCGTCGAGGAGCTCATCAACCGCCTCACCGGCGGCGCCGGCACCCGCGGCGCCGGCGTCTGGCCGCCCAAGGCGTTCGCCGGCGACTGGGACCGCGTCCGCACCTGGCGCGCCTTCCTCGAAAACGACCGCGAACGACTCCGCAAACGCGCCAACTGGACCGACGCGAGCCGGCCGTACAAGATCGACCCGCTCCCCGAGCGCATGGCCGAAGCATGGGCCGATCACCTATGGGGCGAAGACCCAACCATCACCGCCGCCGGCGAGACCACCGAGGACGGCCGGCCGCCCGCTGACGCCGAGCGCCTCGCCGCGATCATCGACGCCAACGAGCTCGCCGACGAACTGCGCACCGCCGAAACCACCTGCGTCGGCGAAGGCGAAGTGTGGTGGCGGATCGCCGTCGACGAAGACGTCGCCGACGTCCCCCTCATCGAATGGCACTCCCGCCTATCCGTTGCGCCACTGTTCATCGGCCGACGACTCGCCGCCGCAGCACTCGTCAGCGTCCTACAAGGCCGCGGGACCAGCGACGCGCCGAACAGCCGCGCCGTCTACCGGCACTTCGAGATCCACGCCGACGAACGCGTCGAGCACGTCGTGTTCCGCGGCACCAACGCGCGCATCGGCCGCCGCGTCGAACTTGACCAGCACCCCGAGACCGAAGACCTCGACGACATATGGGAGCACGGCCTCCCGATGCTCATGGGCCGCATCGTCAACCGCCGCGGCCGCCGCATCGAACTCGGCAAAAGCGAGTTCGACGGCATCGACGACCTCCTCCTCGAGCTCAACGAGGCCGTCACGATCGGCGGCGAGAACATGCGCCTGACCGCCAAGAAGCGCGCCGTCGTAGATGAGTCCGTCCTCACCGCCCCGCCGACCCCCGACAGTTGGGACCGCGGCGACGGTATCCGCGTCGCGCTGACCGACGACGGCACCCTCCGCGGCCAGCCCCTCGCGCAGTTCCCCGCCGGCGACGACATCCTCGTTTCCACCAAGCTCGACAAGAACCTCGGTGAGGACACCGCCGGCGTGTTCAAGGTCCTCGAGTACAGCTACGACGCCGAGGCGCTCATCGCGCACAAGCGCGACCTCGTCGAAACGATCCTCACCCGCCGCGGCCTGACACCACAATGGGTTGGTGTCGCGACGACCAGCGGCGACGGGTACGCCGTCAGCGGCACCCACCTACGCCTCCGGATGATCCCGACCGACAAGGCCGGCCGCGGCAAAGCGCGCCCATGGGACGACCAGCTACCGCGGGTCATCAGTCTCACCGCCCGCGTCGACGCGCTCCCCGTCGAACAGGGCGGATTCGGCGCCGGCTGGGACGCTCCTGACGCGCTGCCCGCGATCGAGCGCGCGAACCCGCTGCCCGTCGACGAAGTCGAGGACGCACAGGTCACGCAGGCGCTCATCAGCGCCCGCGTCATGTCCCGCCGCAGCGCCATCAAGCGCCAGCACCCGGACTGGGACCAGGCCGCCATCGACGCCGAACTCGAAGCGATCGATGCCGACCAGCCGGCCACCGTCGGCCTCGGCTTCTAGGGCGTTACTGAGAACGGTTCTCACCAACCTTGTCCGGCGGTGGTGCTTTGCTGCGCCGTGACGGGGCCCAGGCCACCCGGCGAACCCGGCCTGCTAGCCGCCCACCGCCACGGCTCCCATAGGCGGTCAAGGACCCAGGAGGACCACTCGCCATGCAACGCCGTCTGCGCACCCTCATCGCCATCCTCGTCGCCGCCATCCTGGCCGGCGTCGTGCCCGCTGCCGCCATAGGCGACAACGGGAAGGGCATCACCGCCACGAGCATCAGCTCAAGCCGGCGCCCCGATGACGACGACCAGGCCACCGGGGACGACGACGCTGACGAGAGCCCCGACGCCGACGACGACGACGAGACCGATGACGACGACGACCAGGCCGCCAGCAAGAAGAAGAGCGGCAAGGACGACGACGACACCGATGACGACGACCCGAAGGCGAAGGCGTTCGCGCGGCTCAAGCGGGAAAACCGCGAGCTCAAGCGCGCCGCCGAGGAGCGCGAACGCAAGGCCGCAGAGAAGTCCGGCCGGTTCGAGGACCTCTACAAGAAGGCGCAGGCCCGCGTCGACGAGCTCGAGGAGCAGATCGCCGAGGGCGAACGGAAGGACCTCGCGCGCGGATCACTCAGCCGGCTGAACATCAAGCCGGAGAAGACCGACCGTGCGCTGCGCCTCATGGACCTCGACGACGTCGAGGACAAGGCGGACGCGGACAAGGCCGCCCGGGACCTCAAGAAAGAGTTTCCCGAGCTGTTCAACGACCGCAAGCGGTCCAAGCGCAACGCCGGCCGAGAGGACGACGAGCGCGACGACGAGCGCGACGACGAAGACGACGATCGCGACGACGACCGCAACGCCCGCCGCAAGACCAAGCAGCCCGTCAACCGACTTCGCCGCGGCCTCGAAGCCCCGGCGAAGCGGAGGTAGACCGGGCACCCCGTCACCCACCCAGGAGCCACACACGCCATGACCACCGCCCTTCGACGCCTGCCGCTGCCCGTGCGGATGGCCGTCGTGTTCATCTTCAGCGTCGCGTTCGCGATCGCTGTTGCCGCTCTCACCGGCGACAGCGGCTACACCGTCGCGGCCGTCACGCTCGCCCAGGCCGCTGTCATCAGCGACGACGACCTGCAGGCCGGCGTCCTCGAGCGGTTCGTCATCGAAAGCCCCGTCCTCGACCGTCTGCCGCTCAAGCCGATCGAAGGCAACTCGTACCGCTACAACGCCGAGGCGACCCTTCCCGGCGTCGAGTTCCGCGCCGTCAACGCCGCCTACAGCGAGTCGACCGGCACGTTCGTGCAGGCCTCCGAGGGCCTCGTCATTCTCGGCGGCGACGCCGACGTCGACACGTTCGTCCAGGCGACCCGGTCGAACCTGACCGACCAGCTCGAGGCGCAGATCCGGCTGAAGGTCAAGGCGGCGGCGTACAAGTTCCAGGATGCCGTGTTCAACGGCGACGTCGCCGTCGACGCGAACAGCTTCGATGGCCTCAAGAAGCGCCTCACCGGCGCGCAGGTCATCGCCGCTGGCACCAACGGCCTCCCCGTCGTCGGCAACGGCGGCACCGACATCCAGGCGTTCCTGGACTTCCTCGACCAGCTCATCATGGCCGCGAAGGTGACCGCGGACAACGGCGCCATCTACGCCAACGACCTCGTCATCCCGCGCCTCGTCAGCGCCGGCCGGCGCCTCGGTCTCGTGACCGACGGCCGCGTCGAGGTCCTGCCGGGGATCACCAAGACGCAGACGCTGTACCGCAACATCCCCGTCCTCGACCCGGGCGTCAAGCTCGACGGGACGCGGATCCTGCCGCAGACCGAGACCCAGGGCGCGAGCTCGGTCACGAGCTCGATCTACGCCGTCCGGTTCGGCGAAGACGAGGCCGACGGCGCCGTCACCGGCCTCGTCAACACCAACCACGAGGGCGCGAACTCCATCGAGGAGGGCCTGTTCGCCGTCAAGCGCCTCGGCGAGCAGCAGGCCAAGCCCGCGCACCGCGTCCGGATCGAGGGGTTCCTCGGCTTCGCGACGTTCGGCGGGCAGGCCGCCGCCCGCGGCACGGGCGTCCTCGCCTCGTAGCCGACCGACCATCACGACAAGGGACCCGACCGCACCATGAGCACACGGACAACGACGACGAAGAACCCGGCCGGCCAGGCGAAGAAGGCGCTCGAGGAGCGCCGGGCGCGTAGGGCCGCGGCCGCGGTGACCGCTGACGTCACGATCGAGCAGCGCGCTGTCGCGGCGACGATGCGCGACCGTGACCACGCCGAGGCCTGCCCGGCACCCGCCGGGCGGATCGAGGCGTACGGCGATCGCGTCATCGCGCCCGGGCCCGACCTTCGCGGGTCGAGCACCGGGGACATCGTCATCGTCGTCCGGTGCCATGAGTGCGGCCGGCTCCGCTACTTCACCGGCTACGAGAAGCACCAGACGCCGGAAGCTGCCCGTGACGCGTTCATCGACGACCAGCTCGCGAAGCTGGCCGGCGATGACGACGCGGACCTCGACGAAACCCTCGAGTAGGAGACCGATCCGCATGACCCCGAAGAACGAGAAGACCACGGCGGACCCGACGCCCGACGGCGTCGCGAGCGCGGCCGACAACGCCAAGCTCGAGCACACCGCGGGCGGCGTCACGACCCGTGACAGCATGGACGCCGGCGTCCCGATGCTGCCCGGTGACCCGCGCGAGCCCGTCGGCCCGGAGGACGCGTTCGGGCCCGGCGCGAAGCGCGGCGACTACAGCGACCGGATCACGTCCGGCCCGTCGCTGATCACCGAGACCATCCCGGAGTCCGAGCGTGTCGCGCAGGCGCAGAAGATCGCGGACGGCTCCGATGGGGCGCTGACGGTCGGGCAGGCGCTCGGTGACGTGCCGCGGACGCGCCTCGTCGACCAGGCGTCGCGGGCGACGGAGCGCGGCGACGAGCCCGGCAAGGGCGGCGTCCCCGGCAGCGTCCCGCGCGACATTCCCGTCCCGACCTCGTAGGGGCCGTCAGCCCCTCCTCCGAGGCCCTCCGGCCCGCCCTGGCGCCTCCGACCGCCAGGCGGGCCGTGACGGGCCGCAAACGGGACGTGTGATGCCGAACGTAGACGCACCACTTGAGGTTGAGGAGTCCGGCGGGCGCCGGCGGGTCACGCTGGCTGACCTCAAGGGCGACCCAGGGGCGGACGGCGTTGACGGCGCTGACGGCGCCGACGGTGCTGACGGCGCCGACGGCGCCCCGGGCGCCCCGGGCGCGGCGGGTCTGCCGCGGCAACTGCAACACGACGGCGTCGACCTGCCGATCCGAGCGAAGCTCAACGTCACCGGCGGCGCGACACTCACCGACGACGCCGCCGGCGACCGAACCGTCCTCTCCGTCGAAAGCGGAGACCTCGCGCCGCTCGAGGCGGCGCTCGCCGCCGAGACCGCGGCGCGCGAGGACGCCGACGACGCACTGGCCGCCGCGGTCGCTGCCAAGCAGGACGCGGCCACCGCCGCGACCGACGCCGAACTGGCGGCAGAGACCGCCGCCCGCGCAGCGGCCGACGCGGCCCTGCAGGCGAACATCGACGCCGAGACCGCCGCCCGCGCCGCCGCGATCGGCCTGACGATCGCGAAGTCGATCGCCGACGCCAAGGGCGACCTGATCGTCGCCACCGGGCCCGACACCGTGGCCCGCAAGGCCGCCGGAACGAACGGGACGACACTCGTCGCCGACTCCGACCAGGCAGACGGACTCCGCTGGGGCGCGTATGGCCCGAGCGTCGGCATCGCGGCGGTCTACGACTGGGCGGCCGTGACCGCCGACCCCGTGATCGTCACGCCGACTGCGTTCACGCTGCTGCAGGGCTTCATCAACGCCGGCATCGCCGCTGTGCAGAAGGACACGACGCTCGCGAACTTCATCACCAACGTCGCGGTCGCCGGCGCCGGCATCACAGGCGCCCGCGCCGCCGTCTACGCGGCCACCACCGGCGTCCTGCTCGGCAAGACCGGCGACGTCTCCACGGCCTGGCAGTCGACCGGGATGAAGACGATGCCGCTCACCGAGCAATCGCCGGGCAGCCTGAAGGTCAAGGCCGGCGACAGGATCATCCTCGGCGTCTATCACGCCACCTCGACGACGCAGCCGCAGATGCGCCGCAGCACTCTCTCGGCGGGGGTCGGGGCCAACGACCCGCTTTCGTCGCCGAACTACCGCGCGGAGTACGCCAACGTCGGCTCAGGTGGCCTCCCGACGACGCTGCCGACGATGAGCGCCGACAGCCAGATCCCCTACTTCGCGGTGGCGTGATGGCGATTTCGACCGAAACCATCCTCGACACCGCCGACTGGACCGTCGTCCGCGAGACGCTCACCGACGCGACAGGCGGCGTCGTCTGCGTGACGGAGCGGGCGACACCGAAGCCGGGAACGACGGCGGCCACGGAGGGCGCGACCGTCGCGGCGCTCGACAGTCGCTTGGACCAGGCCCTAGCCGGCCTGCGCACCTACATCAACACCGCGAGCCCGACGACCGCGCAGACGACCGCCGTCGTGAAGCTGCTGTGCCGCGTCGCGGTCGCGCTGATCCGGCGCCAGCGCAACGCGCTCGACGGCACGGACTGACGCCGTGGCGACCGGAGACCTATTCCTCGACGTCGCGGCGCCAGCGACCACCCCGCCGGGCGGCACGACACTCATCGCCAGCGCCGTCGCCGTGTGGACCGCGGGCCCGACCGGCCCGGCCGGGCTCGGTGACGTCATCGCGCGCATCCCGTACGGGCCGCCCGGTCACCGCGCCGGCGCCGCGGCCGGTCACCGCGCCGCCACCGCGGCCGGCCATCTTGCCCCGTCCGCGCCCGGCCACATCATCTAGCCCATGACCGCCTACGCCACCGTCGCCGACTTCGAGGCCTACGTCGAAGGATGGATCACCGACAACGAGGCCGCCCTCGAACGCCTCCTCGAACGCGCCTCCCGCGACATCGACGCGGTCATCGGCCTGTTCCCGGTCATCACGACCGGCAACTACGCCGGCTTCAAGCTCGACCCCACCACCCTCGACGACGTCCACCGCCAGGCGCTCGCGCGCGCAACGTGCGCGCAAGCGCGCCACCGCTTCGACACCGACACCGCCGCCGCCGCCGAGCCGCGACAGAAGCGCGTCGACGGCCCCGACTTCAAGATCGAATACGAGCTGCCCGCGCCCGCCGCGACCCGGTACGCCCCGGAGCTCGTCGACGAGCTCGCGGTCCTCGGCCTTCCGCGACGGACCGCCCGGTCAAGGGCCTGACCGTGCCGCCGCAGGTCAACGCGACCGTCACGGCCGTCACCGGCGCGAGCGCCGCCGCGGGCCGCCGCGACGACTGGGACAACCCCGGCCAGGAGCCCGCCGGTGGCGCCGCCGCGAAATGGGCCGGCGACATCGCCGCGTACTACCGCGAGAAGACCGACCGCGCCGACAACGGCGGCACCCTGAACATCTTCACGCGCCGGACCCTCATCATCGACACCGCCGACTACCGCGCGATGCAGCTTGACAGCGACGACGTCATCACGTTCACCCACAGCGGCGTGGTGGAACACGCGGCCGCGGTGTCGATCGCCGTCGCCGAGCTCGACGGGATCCCGCCCGAACTGCAGACGACCCGGATCGAACTAGCGCCTGCGTGACCCGGGCGAAGAATGGGGCGGACGCCGTTCCGGGGTTCCAATCCCGGGGCGCCCGCCCCGACTCGAGAACGCCCCACCGGCCCAACCGGTAGGACGCACAAGGCGAACGGTAGCCGTAAACAAGACCGCAAACATGGTGTCTTAGCGCTTTTTGGTCCTTTCGCCCACCGTTCTCTATACAGAAACGTCGCCGCCGCGTCCAGCCGTAGGGTCATCGCGTGGCACTCGAGAACGTCCCGACCGACGTCCTGAGCGACGAGCTCGTCAACCTTTTCATGCGCGCGACCACGCGCCTTGAGCTCATCATCGAAGCCGGCATCCGCCGCGGCCTTGACCCCGCCCGCGTCGGCACCCACAACCAAAAACGCGGCGACATGACCGTCCTGTACCGCCAGCGCCAGCGCGAGCAGGCGATCGCGATCCTCCGCGACCTGCGGGACCGTTCCCGCGAACACTCCAACCGCGCGATTGCCACGACCTACCGTGCGACCGTCACCGCCGTCGACGCCACCGTCGGCCCCGACCTCAACCTCGCCCGCGGGTTCGGCATCATCCATTTGCGGGCCGTCGAAGCGCTCGCGTCGAACATGACCCGGTCCCTTCATGCCGCGATCGAAACGGTCGGCGGCAACATCGACGACGTCTTCGCTCGCGCCGACGCGATCGAAAGCGCTCTCCGGTTCGACCGGCCGTCCCCCGGGCCGATCCCGTTCATCGGGCGACGCATCAACGACCCCTACCGCCGCGTCGCGCTCGAAACCGTCGCGCAGGGCCTCGTCGGCCTTGACACCCGCGGCCAGGTCAGCGCCGCGCTCGTGCGCAACCTCATCCGCGAAGGTGTCACCGACGCCGTCACCGGGTTCGTCGACCGCGCTGGCCGGCGCTGGCCGCTTGACGTCTACGCCGAAATGGTCGCGCGGACCACGACCCGGGAGGCCACGACGCGCGCGACCGTCAACCGCCTCCGCGAGGGCGGCCTCGCGCTCGTCACCGTCAGCCACCATGAGCACAAGGCCGATGAGTGCTCGAAGTACGACGGGAAGACGTTCGCGATGACCGCGGCTGCCGCGGCCGCTGAGAACGTCCCCCGGCTCACTGAGCTTCCGCCGTTTCACCCGCGCTGCAGGCACGTCCTCACGCCGGCTGCCGGCAACCTCGACGCGTTCGAGCGCGAACTAGGTCTAGCAAGCCGCGCACAATTAGCCTAGATTCCGGGGTATGCGCTCGTGCGTCCTCGCCATCGTCGCCGCCCTCACCATCGCGGGCTGCGGTAGCGCCGGCGCCGACCCGGCCGACAACAGCGGCCACGCCGACTACACCGAGCAGCAGGTCAAGGACGCCGCGAAGCTGCGATCCAGCGACGGCGGCATCACCTACCGCACACCCACCGGCTGCACCGTCGCCGTCGTCCTCGACAGCCCCGAAGAGGTCGAGCTCTACCGCGGCGGCGGCGACGTCGTCGCCTCCAACGAGGCCGGCACGGTCGGCGCGAAGATCAGCGACGCGACCCCTGACTGCATCAACGAGCTGACCGCCGCGCTCGCAGCGCTCAAGTAGCCGCCGCCGCGGTGCGCCGTAGCCTCCGGGCATGGCCGAACTCAGCGGCGTCCGCGGTGACATCGCCGCCAACACCGTCCGGGCGCTGCACAAGATCGGCGAGGACCTCGGCGGCAAAGCGCAGCGCCTCGCGCCGATCGAAGAAGGCACGTTGCGCGCGTCGATGGCCGTCGTGCTCATCGTCAACGGCACCCGCTTCGAGGGCGAAGGGTCGATCGACGCCGCGATCGCCACCGCGCGCCGGCTCGCTGAGGCCGGCGACCAGTGGGCCGCGAGCGTCGAGGTGTCGTTCAACACCGTCTACGCCGCCTACCAGCACGAGGAGACCAGCCTCGAGCATCCGCTCGGCGGCCAGGCGAAGTACCTCGAGCAGCCGTTCCGTGAGGGCCTGCCGCGCTACGAGCGCATCATCGCCGCCGCCGCGTCGGCAAGCATGTAGCGCGTGTTCGAGGACCCCGTCACCGAAGCGATCGTCGTGAGTGTCCTGTTCATGGCCGTGCTGGCCGCGGCCGCGTTCGTCGCCGGCGCGCTCATCTTCTAACGCCGTGGCCGACGTCAACCGCATCCTCACCGCGTTCCGCGACGAGCTCGTCGCCGCCGGCATCGTCCGCAAGCCCAGCGTCGCCGGCGACCTACCGCCGATGCACGTCGAGCCGCCGGGCGGCGCGCCCGCGCCCGGCGATCTCAGCGAACCCAAGAAGCCCGCCGACGACCCCGCGAACGTCGAGCATGACGCCGAGCTCGTCATCACCGTCAGCCTGTCCGGTGACCTCGGAGAGGCGCCGCTCGACACGTACCGGCGCCGCTCGATCCTTGACGTCCGCTACCGGTCGCGCGGCACCGCCGGCCTGCAGCGCGCCCGCCAGGTCGACGACGCGATCCGCCGGCAGATCGTGACCCGCCCCGACTACGGGCTTGGCTGGACGATGGCCGCCGGGCAGCCGTCCGAGCTGGAGGTCCTGTCGACCGCCCTTTGGGCGGGGCTTGGCCGTATCGCCGCGACCGAAGCCAGCGGCTACGACGAGCTCGCGAAGTACATGGTCGAGGTCAAGGCCTACGCCTAGCCCCCGCCGGGCGCGAGCGGCGCGCAAACGCGGCGCAAACCGTCCGGTAGTCGTGGGACCGTGCTGCGCTCACCGCCCGCCGGCGGCGCGCTCGAGCTCGCCGCGCGCCGCCGGCC